GTTCCTGAACACTACCAAGTGGAATTGTTGCGCTGTATCTGGACAAAGCCCGGTGAGGACTTCGTAGGTAATCAGGTTGTGTGTCATGTGTAGGCCCCTCCAGAAGCCTGTTTTGACCTTAGCGGCTCTTTCGGCGCTTGTGTGGGATGCTCAGTTTCTCTACTTTTCGTACCATTCCCCACGGTATGAGGAGCACGTTGTCAGCACCCTGATCTGCCGTGCAGGTCTGAATCAGCACGCAGTGACGCTTGTACCGCTTCAGGATGCCCACGGACACGCATACCAGTGGCTGGTCATCAATGTCCCCTAGTTCGTGCCATTCGTTGTTGTCAAGGCTGTGAGCGTCATGCCACGTCACTTGGACAATGGCTCCGTCTAGTCCAGCCATACCACGTACTCCGCCGCTACCCGGCCTTTGTCTGGGTCAACGAAGTGCAATCGTTGGCTCGGTATGCCTGTTGCTGCGACGAACTCTCGAGCGTATTCATTGTGCGACTCGGGCGAGCCTGTCACAAAGATGCGACCTCCGTTGCTCATCGTGAGTGACATTGGCGTGTGCCAGTGGCCCATGTAGCAGTCGTTGAAATCCTCAATGACTCCACCTGCCCAAGCATTGACTTTGCGCAAGATGCCGAACGCTGGCGTGTTACCGCCAAAGCTCTTGATTTCATCGCCATGCACCAGTAGGGCCGTGTAGTTGCCAATCTTGACAATCTGATACCAAGCATCAGATGACTGCCAATCCTTGACTAGATGCCCCACCTTGTTGCGTGCAATCTCATACGAGATTCGATCCACATTGTCACCCTTCGGCATTTCGCCGTACCGACCAATGCGCCCATGGTTGCCGTATTCGCACACCACGCGCACAGTCTCAAAGTTGCTGGCAAGTGTTGTCACCGTTTTGGCAATCAGCCTGGACACCTCGAACAGTTGCTCGTATAGGTGGCTGTCCACTTCGTACGCCTGCCCGGGGAAAATGCCCATGCCTTCCACCATGTCTCCGCCAAGCATGAGCACTGCTTCGCGTACCGGGTGGTGTTTGCGTTGAATCTCAGTGATGTGCAGTGTCTTGTCAATAAAGCGATCTATGCGTTGACCGCATGTTTCTGAGCCATAAGACACGCTCTTTTTGCCCAGCTGCCAGTCGGTGCAATGAATGACTGCGACCTCGGCTTTGCCTTTGCGAGTGTCCTTTGTCGGTGGCTTGATTTTGACTGGTGGCGTGCCAAGGCTTGCGTCTTTGGCGGCCTGATACACAGCCTGCACCAGCTCATCGTTCTTGACCTTGAGCTTGGCGTACTGCTGCTGAGAACGCTTGAGCGCCTCACGCAACTGCTCGAGCGTCTGCTCCTCAGCAATCTCGTTACTTAGAGACATGCTTGCGCCTAAATCGGTAAACAACGTTCCAATCGCACTTGAAGCCGTGTTTGGTCAGCAGCCGGGCTATCGAGTGATTGCTGTAGTCCAAGTTGTAAATCAGGTCGTACCATTCCTCGCCGTTTGGCTGTGCATCAATCCAAACGCCTAGGTCGTGCAACCTATTTTGTCTTGGTTCTATTTCGTCGCGTAACGCCATTGTCGTGATCCTCCAGGTGGTTGTCAATCTTATGTTCCACCCTAGTAAGTATTTTGCGGACGTATGCGTGATCGTCAGCATTTTCTTTGCGTGCACGCTCAATCAGAATGGCTGGCAGTACAGCTGCGCAGATGATGGCAATACCGCTAATTAGCGCTACGTAAATCTCTGTCGGCATGCAGGCTCACAAACTGCTGCACTTTCAAGGGTACCTTGTCCCCTGTGTAGTACCTGATGTGCCAAGGCTCGGATTGCAGTTCCCAGCAAAAGCCGTACCAGTCGGCGTTAGCAAGCATCCATCTGAGTCGATCACCGCTGGCATTACTGACATCTACAGCCAGCCCGAGGTTGTGCATTGATGTGCCCGGTGTTGCCATCGGTGCCATGCCGGGCTTCAGGTAGTACTTCTGACCTTTGTAGGTGCGTACTGACGTAGTTGGGATGGGTGCTGTTGTGTATCGGGCCATAAAGCCTCGCTCCTGCGTCTCAAGGCTCCTGTACGTGTCTGCGACGCTCGTGGGCTTGAACGGCCTGATGCCGTCAGCGTGTGCAGCTCTACGCATAGCCTCCCACGCCTGAGCCGCCAATGGATGTAGTTGCCCATAGGGCCGAATCGTTTTGAGCAGGTAGGCAGGCAATCGTCCCGGCTGTACGCCTCGCAGGTCAGCAGGTAGTACTACTGGCTTGACCGAGTATTTCACTTGCGTCCGTACCGCGTGTCTTTAGTGTTTGCCCAAGCGTAGATCATTGGCAGCATTGCGGCTAGTCCGGCTTTTAGCGCGCTTTCTACGTTGTAGTTGCTTGTGATAAGCACGGCGACGCTTCCAGCGACGAAAGCTTTCAACCAATCTTCGAGCATGGATGTCACCTTGGGAGACACGCATTACTCCTCGTCAGGTTCAGGTGGTGGCGGTGGTACTTGTACTACGCCATCAATGACTTCCCAGCCAATTGCGGCTGGATGTGCTTCGTCGTACTCGATGTAGTGCGCTGGGTCGTTGTTGACCCAATCGGGTGCTACGACTTCTACGTTGACTACCACGCCTTTGGTGGTGTCGGGTTCAACGATTGCAACTGTGCGCTCTGTCATGTCTAGACCTGATACTCGATCCAAACGTACCCACTACCCCCGGCCGCGCCCGAGGTGCCAGCTGCTCCGCCTGCGCCTACGGTAACCGTAATGCCGGTACCGGGTGTTACTGTTCCGCCCGAGACAATGTAAGCACCGTCGCCACCGGCTACGTCATAACTTTGATCGGCGTTTGAGTTGTTGTAGTTGGCTCTTGCGCCATAGCCGCTATTTGTTGCACCTGCATAACTCAAAGACGGTGGAATACCTGCTGGCATAGCAAATGTGTTGCCGCCAACAGCACTAACCGTGCCGCCAGCAAATGCAACGGACGAGGTGCCGCCCGTACCGGGTGTACCTGAACCAACACCGCCGCCGCCACCTCGAACGTGGGCAATGGCATAGGTCACCCCAGTCGGAGGTGTAAAAGTGCCTGATGTGGTGAAAGCGGTTACGTTAGTCACTAAACCAAGGTTAGCCCACGAAGTGCCATTGTAGAACTGCACCTTGTCAGTGGACTCCAAATAACACAACTGGCCTTCGGCAAGAGTTTTCTCACCAGTGCCACCAAAGCCAGCGTCACGCGCTGTCGTATCAGCGAACACTGGCACACCAGTTCGCGCGCTTTGATTCATCTGATCGGCAGTCAAAACCTGTGCAGCCGTAAATGTTGGAACAGTTGTCTGTGCGTTAGCGCCCATGGTTACCTCATCCTAATACGTTGGAGCCATCAAGTTGACCGTACACCGGGTCATCCAAAATGAGCTGGAACACAACAATGGTCGGGGCTGTGTAGTACGTAATGCGATGGCCTGACGCAAAATTGATGTTGCCCTCAATGCCTTCAATGCTCAGCTCGGACGTGATGGTTGACAGCCCGGTGATGTCTTTGGTGATTGTGATGGTGTCTCCGATGTCCACGGTGGCAGCCAAAGCGCGCTCAGCGTTGTCCAGCAAGGCAAAGTTGGTGCTGACAGCCGTAAAGCGTGGCGATGGCTCAGGCTCAAGCAGATAGTCAGCCAAGTCATCAATCTCGCCTTGCTGATGCAACAGGCTGTTGGTGATTGACTGCGACTGAATAAAGTACGTGGCCTGACTGGTCAAATCCTCAGCCAACGCATTCTTGCCATCAAGCGCCTGCACGTAAGCGCGATTCAGCACGCCATCAGCGTCAAACTCAATCTCCACGTTGTCATACGGTGTGTTGGTGTTGTCATCGGCAAACGTGATGACCGAACCGCTCAGCGTGGCTCCGATACGCGGCTGGAACGTAAACACGCCAGCCCGACTCATAAACACGCGGCCCTGCTCTGCCTGGTTGATTTGCGTAATGTAGCCGAGCGTGTTTTGCCCGGCATTGAGCGTGTATGAGCTGTCATGGCCCAGGTTGACCGTGCCCACGTCAATAGCCGTGGTGCCTGTGTAATTGACCTCTGGCAACGCTAGAACAGTTTCAATGCGTTCTCCCGAGGTTTCCGCACTCGGGTTGAACGCAGCCATCTGCGTCTGAGCCAGCAAATAGAAATCGTCCGAGCATTGCACAGCCACCGTGTTAGGTCCAGCCAAAGCAAACTCGTAGTTGTAAGCCGTGACGTAGCCGACGAACAGATACTCCGATGATCGACTCAGCCTGACTCGACGCATAGGTGCAAGCCCAGGCTTGTCGTTGCTTGGGTCGTAATAAGGGCTGGCAGTGTCATACGGCCCGAGAATGCCCGTCTCATCGGTCATGCGGAAGCTCATCGTCCCGGCACCAAACTGATCGTCCACGTTGCGGCGACCTCGCTTGTAGGCAACCTCGGTCACATACTCGGTGATGTCCGCATAACCAGTTTGCGGCCCTAAGCCATAGGTGGTGTTGTTGAGTACGCCTTTGGTTGCGTCATCCAACCTGAATGAGTTGTAGTCAAAGCCTGTGTCAAGCTCGAGCAGGTAGCTACCTGATTGGACAACGCTGGCAGCCATGGTTATGCAATCTGTACGTCAAGTGGGCCGCTGCGACGGTTGTACTGTTTCAATGCGTTCACGATGGTGTCACCGAGGCGCTCATCAGCAATGGTGCTGTTAACGGTCACGTTGTACACAGCCTGCTTTGGCGCGTACGCCGCGTCCAGCATGGCTGGTACTTCGTAGAAGCGGCTCTTGGGGTCATACACCGAAGGGTCAAACGGCTGAACGGTCATTTGACCGCCGCCGCCACCGCGACTGCCACCGCCACCGCCACCAGATGGGGCAGGCAACGTCACCGGGGCAATAGCCGGGATGCTTGGTACTTGAATCATGCGCTCCACTCGATCAGGGCCAGCCGCTGTACCAGCAGCACCGCTAGCAGTGCCGCCGCTACTGATGTTGAAGCGTGGCAGGTTGATGTCACCTAGTTCCCCAATGTTGACACCCGGCAGCAGGTTTAGCCCTTTGATGACAAGGTTTATCATGCTGACGTACGTGTTGGCGATGCTCTCAAAAATGCCAATGATGAAATTGCCCATGGTGGCAAATGCGTTCTTGACGCTGCCAGTCTTAGCGACCAGCACACCAAAGCCAGCCACCAACAGCGCCACAGCCGTCACGACCAGACCGATTGGGTTAGCAGCCATCGCAAGGTTCAACGCCAACTGCGTCACCGTGATGACCTTCATGACTGCGTTCAATGCGAGAATTGCCCCGGCAAGCGAGCCGACCACAGCCATGACCGCTAGCACTTTGTCAGTGTTGTTTTGTACGTACACAGCGAACTTTTGCAGTACCGGGAGCAGGCGCTCGAGGATGGGCAGAAATGCTGCACCAATAGATTCCTTAGTCTCGCCAATGGTAAGCGACAAGCGTTTCATTTGACCTTCGGCGCTGTTGGCAGCCACAGCTGCTGATCCGCCGACCGTACCAGCCACCGCAGCAAACACCTCGTCCAGCGACGCACCTTCTTTGATGAGTTCGCGTACCGAGGGCAGCAACGTGCCCAGCGCCTTAGTGTTGCCACCGTACGCCTTAGCAATGGCATCCGTAGCCGTGCCCAAATCAACGCCAGTGGCTGCAGCAACGTCGAGGGCCAGCGTGAGGCCATCCTGTGCCGAAGTCATCTCCCCGGTCACCTGGACAAGCGAGGCGAGGGCTGGGCGTAGCTCATCGTCAGCCACAGCCGCCGACATCATCGTGGACTCAATAAACGCCTCAGCGACCTTTATGTTGGCTTCCCCAGCCAGCGTGTTATTTGTAATGGCCTGGGCGAGCAGGGCTTGTGCTTTTGCGTCCTCAATGGCGGCCTTGGTTGCGTCACCAATAACGACAGCCAGCCCACCGATAGCTGCAGCTGCCGGGATGGCAGCCTTCTTGAGGGCAAACTGGGCTTTCGCGCCAGCGCCTTCAAGACTCTTGAACTCATTGATGGCGCTCTTGATTCCCTTGCTATCAAACTCGGAAATAATGGGAATGTTTACAGCCATTGCTACATCCTACGAACTCTGTGAAGCCATAACGAGATTGCGATTGACCTCACGCATAACACGCTCACACAACGCAATCATCTCTTGCTCAACCTGCGATTGGTTCTTTTCGTACGAAGGCCACAACACTCGAGAGGCGCGCCCATACCGGGCATTTAGCCGATCTACAAACGTGCCACTTGATTTACGTCCAGCAATGTCAAAAATGGTGTTAGCCGTGCCAGTCCACACAATGCGAAACGTGCCGACATTGACTTTCGTGCCACGAAACTCCTTGACTTTTTTGGTATTGATTTTGGCTGCCAACATCTTTTGCGCAGCTGCCGTTGACCAACCATCTTTAGGAATAATCTCAAAGCCAGATTTGGTTTTCCAGCCACGATTCATACCACTCAACGGTGCTTGGCTAGGCATAGCCGCTTTTGCATCAGCCACGACACTCGACACAATCTGCTTGTAATCCTTGGTCACTTCACGACGCAACTTGGCATCAATGGTGTTTAGCTCTTTTAGAGCCGCCTTGATGCCGTAAATCTGAATGGTGCTTTCAACTGCCACGTTGTTGTTGCTTTCTCGCCAGCAGTAACACGGTAGCCAAATCCTCAGAATCAAACTCAATGTCAGGTGGCCACCACCCGGTAGCCAACAGCAGTTCCGCTAACTGGCGGCGGACGCTGTTGCTTCCGTAGGGTTTGCGTGGGCAGTCTCCACTACCTCAAAATCCTCAACGGACACAAGCCAAGTGTCATAATCGCGGCCTTCACGTTTATTGACGTTGAGCTGATGCCACGCCATAAACATGATGTCATCAATGCCAATACCAGCCTGTAGATCGCTGGCGCGGCGCTTGAACTTGCGCTCCCACGCAGCAGCCGTAGCGATTGTCGTTGTGACTTGCTCTGTAACCAACTCTGCTGCTGGTGTCTTGAACGACACCTTGATGGTTAGTTTCACGCCGTGGTGTCCTCTACGAGCACGCCACCAGTAATGGTGATTTCCACTTCGGACAGTTCACCGACCGAGCCGTTCACGAGATCAAGCGACTCGAGGTATCCGCCAGTGATTTGGAACTCTGGGTTGGTTGCCGAGATTGCAGCCGAAGTTGGCTTTACTGCGACATAGACGTTGGTGCCGACAAGTGCGGTGAGGTCAACGTACGTGCCGGGCGTTGCTGAGTACTCCATGAGCAGTGTGGCGGTCACGGTCACGTTGGTGAGGCCACCGACGAACTGGCGGCCTGTGTTGCCGAACGAAGTGGAGTCAAGCGCTTCACGCGACTTGGTGATGACCACAGACTTGCACTGATCGGTCAGGTCTTTGATTCCGGCAAGGTTGACACCGATGCCGAATGTTGGGGAAGCCAGATAAGTGGTTGCGTTAGCCATGTAGCGAATCTCCTCTACGTCGAGGGTCGCTGCTTACCCGTAGGGCAGTCTAGTAGCCCTAGGGGCTTACTTTGGTGCGTATTGTCAGCTCGTAGGCAGGGTAGTCA